AAAAGTTTTTTCTCCAACTGCAACAGTGTAACAAGCCGTTGTACTTCCATGATTGGAACAAGCACCAACAGATACGTTTTGAAGTCCTGTTGTATTACATCTTGAAGAAAATGCACCAATAGCAGTATTTAAATTTCCACCAACATTCGATTGTAATGAAGCTCTACCAATACCAACGTTATTATCTGCTGTATTAGCACTTAATGCTGCATGGCCAACGGCAACATTATCAACTCCAGATACATTTGCAGCTAAAGTACTTTGACCTAAAGCAGTATTTCTTGAACCTGTTGTGTTAGCAATTAAAGAACTTCCACCTATACTAGCATTCTGTTGTCCTGTTGTCATAGCATGTGAAGAACATATACCAATAGCAGTATTTAAAGTTCCTGTTGTATTACAAGCTAAAGAACAAGCACCAACTGCTGTATTATCACTAGCTGTATTATTACTTGTTAATGCTAAAGCACCAACTGCTGTATTTTTATCTCCAGTTGTAGTGCCAGATAAAGCATTCTTACCAACTGCTACATTACATACTGCACCTGCTTGAGCTGAGTTTAATGCAAGTGATCCAAGAGCAACATTATCTGTTCCTGTAGGAAATGTTGCTTCATTTCTTAAAAATGTACCTGAAGGAATTGTAATTGTGTCACCAGAATCACCAACAGTTAATGTTGTGCCTGATTGTGGAATTATTTTATCTACTTCTACTTGACTCATTATACTATTACCAAAGTTCCTGTTACTGTTTGTGTTCCTGAAATTGTGACTGGTCCTGCAAGAACTCCAGAGTCCATTGTTTGATTAAGACTTAAAGTTGAAGCATGAGTTACAACAAAAGGTGTTGCATCCATTACTGGAGAAATAGTTTTCTTAGCTGGCAATGTACAGAATACAGTTTTAGTTCCTGCACCGAAATTTACTAAGTTATCACTATTAGAAGATGAAATAACTGTAGCATTAGAAGGTCTTGAAAGAGTATCAGTTGCTGCGTCTGTTACAGTTCCAGTACCAACTTCAAAGTCAGTTGTACCATCATGCACAATAGCATAATAAGTTTGCACACCATCTCCGATACCGGAAACAAATGTTTCAAAACCTTCACTAGTAAAAGTCCCAGTTAAATCAATTGTTCCTGTGCCAGTAGTCGTAGTGGATTGCTTAACCCTATCGTTAATTACAAAAGCCGTCATTTACTACTCCAAAAATTTTACGCGTTGCCGATTCTTATAATTGCATTAGATGAATTATCCGCTGGAAACTGAATAACGAAATCACCGTTAGTTGCAGTTTTTGATCCACCAAAGTCCAAAACTAATACAGCATTATCAGATCCGCCATCTTTATAAATCAGTGCTCCTACTGCTGTTAAACTCACAGATGAAAAAGTACAATCTTGAAAATCTGCGAATCCAATATTACTTCCTATATCTACAGCTTCATTAGTCAATGCATTTCCACGAGCTGAATAATTTGTTCCAGATGAAGAAACCTCGTTGGTAGTAATATATGCTGAAGTAGATGTACTAAAAGCAGCTAAAGATGTATACAAAGCAAGTTTAAAAGAAGTCCCACCTGTATTGAAGTTAAACACTCCTTTTAGTAGGTCTGTTTTAAAAGAGTCAGGTACTATATTTGCCATTTAATTATCTCCTTAATTTATTTATGGTGATGGTGATTTTAAAGGAGTTCGAATAACACCATCTTGATATTCGTCTCTGCGTCTACGACCTTGTTGTTCGATCGCGTACGATTGTAAAGCTCTTTTGAAAGATCCTTCGTAGTATTGTAACATATCTGCAGGACCTTTCAAGTATCCATATGCTTCTACCAGACAACCATATAAAAGTAAATCCTGGTATTTATTAGATGTATAAGTACCATTTGTGCTAGGTGGAGAAGCTCCTGTTGTTGTTGTAATACTATCTGGTTGTTTTGTATAGGCTAAAGTTATTAAATTAGTTGCATTTGGTGTGGGTGCTACCACCCAAAAATTAGCATCCCAGTTAGCATAATACTTAGGTATACCAGATGCAGTTCCAGGTGTGTCATAAAAAGTAGCCATATAGGATGTATCTTTTTTTTCTAAAAAAGTTTGATCTCCATTTGAATCTGTTAACTGCACATATCTAATAAATCTTAAATCAGATGGTATAGTCACATATCTACTACCAGCTGCTAAGTTAGATGTTGCATAAAATCTATTATCATCAGAATCTGCTTCTCTATAAATTCTGTTTTCTGCATTTTTAATTATAGTATCTAGAATAGTGTTAGATAATACAGAGTCATCTACTTCTGTATAATTTCTAACATCATCTTGTAAGTTTGCTAAAGTGTAAGCCATTACTCAGAATCTCCACTATATTTTTTATTTATTTTTTCTGCTTTATCAGGTCTTAATTCTTCATACATTTCAAGATGAGGATCTTGTCTTTCAGGTTTAAATATATTTTTAATCCAATTAATAAATTTTTTAATCATGGTGTTATAGTTATAGGACCAACGGAACAACCGTAGCCTCCTCCTTTTATATTTCCTGTTGTAGCAGTATCTGCATTAACTGTAAAGAAGAAGAAATTAGACAAAGCATAATCTGTTGTAACTCTTACACCATTATCAAAAAGTCCAGTTGTAATTGCATAACCAGATCCTTGAGTTATTTGTGCTCCAGTAATTCCATCAAAGTTTGGAATTGCTGCGTAAGCAAAAACAGGATTAGTTGATGTTCCTGTTCCTGGTGATGTTGTAGGTGCACCTCTAAATAGATAAGTTGTGCCATTTGTTAAACCATGTCCAGGTGCAAAAACATTTAATACTCCGGATCCTGCTTGGTAAGTTGTAAAAGGATCTTGTGGTAACATAACAGTTGTAATAGGTTCTGTTCTATCTGGTCTTACTTGTAGTAATGCAACACCATCACCACCTATTGGTTTAGGTTCAAGTTGAGGTTGCTTAGGTTCAAACTCTGTGTAATGAACAAAAGAACCATTCCATTCTCTGACCATTTCTCTATATGGAAATTCTAAACCCGATCTATCTGATATAGCTTTTGAATGTTTTCCTGTTGCGTACTTAGACATTAAGTTCCTGGGTAATAAGCTTTAGGTGTAATAAATGTACTTGAAGCTGAACCGTCCTCTTGTAATGCTCTTTGAAATTCATCTTCATAAACTAATTTCATTTGTTGAGTTAATTGTGGAGCATACTTCATGGATAAATAATAAGTTAATCCTGAAACCATACAAGGTATAAATCTAAAAGGCATATCAGTTGCATTTGTATAAGCACCGATATCTTCAATTCTTTTTATATAATAAAAGTGCATATCTTTAGATGCATTAGTTGAGTCTGGTGTAGGATAAACATTTATACTAACATGATCTATAAATCTTTGTACCCAATATTGATTAGGTGTACCTTTTGATAATTTATTTGAAAATGCAGCATACGTTGATCTGTCAACCTTTGTCATAGGGCTATCTGATTGATCTGTTGCTGTTCTATCTGATCTTAATTGTGCTTCAAGGACATCGGATATTCCATAGACACCATTAGGGTTTGACGTGGCACTTGTACCATCAGAACTTGCTCTAAAAAATTTATATTCTGCTTGTCCTTCAACTAAATCAAGATCTAATTCATCTATTTCCCAATAGTGAATACCTCTATTACCCCACTCTTGAAGCATTATATTTAATGATCTTCTTGAGGTTTTTAATTGATAACCTGATACTTGTTGAATACCTAATCGTTCAAAAGCTTCTTCTACTATTTCATCAATAGAAAAAGTTTTATCAAACGTAGTTGTTCCAGAGGTAGTGTTAGCCATTTAACCTCCTAGCCAGTGTAACCGATAGTAACCGATGTCGTGTTAGTTAAATCTAAATATACTCCAGTTGTACAACGAATTCCGTTTCCTGGAACATAAATATCTAAACCTTCTTCTCCAAAATTTGCTTCGTAAACTAAAGTTCCTGTTGCGTCTGTTCCATCGTAAAGTTTGATATTACTATTAGCAACGCCTTCACCTTGAATGTAAGTTATTCTAGCTGGTCCAATAAATGAACCTGTTGCGTTTGTAGCTCTACCAAATCTTCCATCTGAAGTTCTTGCAGAAAACTGTTGGTCTGATGATGCCATAATTGTTTCTCCTTAAAATTAATATGTGGGGCCTAAGCCCCACAATAATTATTTATTATGCTTCTTTAGCAAATACACCTTGTACATCAACAATCGTCCAATGAGTTGTTGAGTTTAAAGATGCACATACTACAAAGTCACCAACTTTTGATGTAGTTTTTGTATTAATAAGATCTTTATCATCTGTTAAAGATCCAGCATACAAAATACCATCATTAGCATTTGGGCTAATAGTTAAAGTGTTAGCTCCATCAGTTCCTGTATTTACAAAAGTAAATACTCTTCCGATAGAAATTGCAGGTAAAGTAAATACAACACCATCAGTAGATGATGTAAAAGTTTTACCAGAATCTGCATTTGTAACTGTGTAGTTAGCGGATTTGTTTTCTAGATTAAATCCAGTTAAACCTGCTTCGTTAAATTTACCTTGCAGTACTGGTCCTCTAAATAGTGTTTTAGCCATGATTATTCTCCTAGTTGTATTCTACATAGTCTCTAGGCCGTCGACTATACTGCGTCCATGCAGAATATTAATTTATGTATAGTAAGTTTTTTATATACTAGTTTTTAGTAGAGTGCAAGAGAGCCTGTAGTGTGAATTGAATTTATTCAACGATGTAGCTTTTTATTAAGTAGCTACTGAAACTTGTGGAGCTACACCTTCAACAGTGTTTTGCTTGTGGGCAATTGCTGCTTCTTCCAGCTTGATCTTTGTAATGACTTCTTTAACTTTGTCATCAATTCTGACCATTTCAAGAGTATATCTACCATTAGACAGATGCTCCTGTTCCCACTTCAACTCCAAGGACCTTTTTGCTTTGTATAGGTCTTGTATCATCTATAACCTCCTCATAGGTTATTCTATTTACCTTGTCGTCATAACTAACTCCAAGGTTTTCCCAAACTATACTATTTTCTCCAAGTTTGTCAAGGATTGATTGTTCTAGTTCTGTTGGGGAATCTTTTGATTCTACTTCAAATTTTGCGTGATGATTGTACGCCCAAATATTTACTCTAAATTTTTTCATGAATCTCACCGTTTATTATGAAAATGTGGCGGAACTATGTCCCGCCACAAAATTTATTGATTACGCTCCTGGCGAACCAAAAATACCTCTAGGGTCAGAAACTCCGAAAGAGTATCTTTCTCTAGCTTTGTATCTTACGTTACCAGTGTCAAAGTCGCCTTCCATTGCAGTTGTCAATGGTGCTCTGTTGAACATTTTCATACCGTTAGGTACGTCTGTTAAGATATAGAACGCATCTGCATCTGTTAGGTAGTTGTTCACTCTATAACCTTGAGGAACCATACCCATAGATACGATTGCATTAATATCGTTATCAGCTGTTCCAGTTCTACCTTGAGACTTCATAAGTCTTTCAGCTGTAAATTGTAGCTCAGAAGGAATGATCATTTTCAATCCTCTTGCTGCAACTCTTAAACCTCTTTCATCAGTCATTTTACCAATGTCAATCATTGATTGTTCTAATGAAGTTTCGTTTAAGTCAGCAGAAGTTGCTAATTCATTAGCAAACGTCCCTGCTACA